AACTTGGGAAGAGTTGGTGACAAGAAATAAAGAAATGCACCAAAAGAAATTTCCACAATTGAAAGAAGAAATAGAAGAAAAATATAAATTAGTATATGATAAAAAAGTACTTCCATCTATGAGAAGCTTGCAGTTTGGTGGTAAGCCTATAGAAATATCTCCTAATAGAATATACAATTGTGCTTATCTTCCTATAGACTCTATTGATGCTTTTAGTGAAACTATGTTTTTATTACTAGGTGGTACAGGAGTAGGATACTCAGTACAAAGACACCATGTTGCAAAATTACCAGCAATACAAAAGCCATGGCCAAAAAGAACAAAAAGATTCTTAATTGGTGATAGTATAGAAGGTTGGGCAGATGCAGTTAAAGTTCTTATGAAATCTTATATGAATGGTGGTGGAAGTAGAATAGAATTTGACTTTTCAGATATTAGACCTAAAGGTGCACAATTAGTAACTTCTGGTGGTAAAGCTCCAGGACCACAGCCATTAAAAGAATGTATCTTAAAAGTAAAAGGTATATTAGAATCAAAAGAAACAGGAGAAAAATTAACTACTTTAGAAGCTCATGATATTGTTTGCCATATTGCAGATGCAGTTCTTGCAGGTGGTATTAGAAGAGCGGCACTAATTAGTTTATTTAATGCTGATGATGACCAAATGATTAGTTGTAAAAGTGGTAATTGGTGGGAACTGAATCCACAAAGAGGTAGAGCAAACAATTCTGCAGTACTTATGAGACACAAAATTACTAAAGAGTTCTTTTTAGACCTTTGGAAGAGAGTAGAACTATCAGGAGCTGGTGAGCCAGGTATATACTTAAACAATGATAAAGATTGGGGTACCAATCCATGTTGTGAAATTGCATTGAGACCTCACCAGTTCTGTAATCTTTGTGAGGTGAATGTAAGTAATATAGAAGACCAAGATGACCTGAATGAAAGAGTAAAAACAGCCGCATTTATCGGAACACTTCAAGCTGGATACACAGACTTTCATTATCTTAGAGATACATGGAGAGAAACAACTGAAAAGGATGCCTTGATAGGAGTATCTATGACTGGTATCGGTAGTGGTAGAGTGCTTGGATACGATATGAAAAAAGCTGCAAGTTTAGTTAAAAGAGAAAATACTAGAGTTGCAAAAATTATAGGTATAAACCAATCTGCAAGAACTACAACAGTAAAACCTGCAGGTACTACAAGTCTAGTTTTAGGTACAAGTTCAGGTATCCATGCATGGCATAATGACTACTATATTCGTAGAATAAGAGTTGGTAAAAACGAATCTATATATCAACACTTAGTAAATAATCACCCAGAATTAGTTGAAGATGAATACTTCAGACCACATGATACTGCAGTTATTCAAGTACCACAAAAAGCACCTGAAGGTTCTATCCTAAGAACAGAATCTCCATTTCAACTATTAGAAAGAGTTAAAAAAGTTGCAACAGAATGGGTAAAGTCTGGACACAGAGCTGGTTCAAACTCTCATAATGTTTCTGCAACTATTAGTCTTAAACAAGAAGACTGGCCTTTAGCAGGTGAATGGATGTGGGAAAATAGAAACTACTACAATGGATTATCGGTATTACCTTACGATGGAGGAACATACACACAAGCTCCATTTGAAGATATTACTGAGGAAAAATATAACGAAATGATGAAGTCTCTTTCAGAAGTAGATTTATCAAATGTTGTGGAAATAGAAGATAATACAGATCTATCAGGAGAATTAGCTTGTGCAGGAGGAAGTTGTGAAATTACATGATGACTGGATAGTAGATTTGTATTACAAGGAAATGGTTGTTCAAAAAAATATGGAGAAACACCATGACCAACATTCACAACCTACAAAACAAATTAAAAAAACTGCAGAAGGAGATAGAACACTATCAAGAAAATTGCGAGCACAGAAAACAGCAGATTAGATTTGATGATAAACAAAGTGCTCACTGGTTTTGTATAAAATGCGATAAAAAACTTAGACTGCCTAGTCAGAGTGAGTTGCAAGATTGGCTTAAAAAATGAAATATGTTATAGGAAATAATTTAGTAGCTACAATAGCGGCGTATCTTTTACCAAACGTAAAACATATAAAGCCAATTGATAAGGACTTAGACAGTTGGAATATTGAAACTTTCTATATTCCTTATTATTGTTTAGATTTTGTAAAGTTAGTTTTTCCTGGTGCAAAAATTGAAAAGTATGAATTGAGAACGATGTATGATATGCGAAAAACATTATCAGCCGTTAAACCAAAAAACTTTGACCAAATATATACTTTATATACTAGAGGAAAAACTAATGTGGAAAAAGAATATCTTAGAACTATATCTCAAACCATAGAGGTAATATCAATAAATGGAGAATCACCACTACAATCTCTAGTAATATTATATGAAGAGCTAGAAAAATTAACAGCACATAAGTGTGAAATTATAGATGTTCAAAGTATAGACGTAAAAAACAAATTGATTAGACTTAGCGATGATAAGGAGTATATCTATGATAAACTTTTATTTACCTCAGAGTTAACCAAGTTGATTAGTCTTGACTCAAGTAAAGTAATTAAAAGTATTATAGAACAAAACTATACACCTGGTGAAAAATTTTCATTGCCAGTTATTGATAGATATATCTATAAGTGTAAGTTAGAAAACAAAAACGACTTAGAAATATCAAAACTCTTTGACCAGATAGCAACAGTTGGAAAACCTTGGTTTAGAAAAATATTCTATAATGGTACTGTAGTTTATGAGTCATTGAAACAAATTTTTGAAGATAAAATAGAGGATAATACAGTAATAAAATATATTGAGGAGTCTCAAATAACAGATACTCTTGGTATACAAAAGGTTTCAGGAATAGATTTACTTGGAAAATGCTCAGAATGGAATAATTCTATAGGATTCGGACATGTAATCCGTAGATGTAATTCACTAATAGAATATTATAGTGATGATGAAAAAAATCACAAGATAATTTTTCCAGGTCAAGAAAATTTATTATATTAGTTATATGAATGAATTTAACAATTTACATAGTTGCTTCCAATCTGAATTGCAAGCACTATCAGCTTTCGGTAAGAATGTAAGTAGCAATGGTACAAATCAAACAGAACTATTATTTAGGTCTATTTGTATAACAGATCCAACACAATTAGCAATTAAGCATCCATCTAGAAAATTTAATCCTGCATATTCAGTTTTAGAGTTTTTATGGTATCTATCAGGCCATAGAAAGACTAATAATATCGGTAAATGTGCAAATATTTGGTTAAAGATACAAGATGAACAAAATGAAGTTGAATCAAATTATGGTAGTTATATACTTGGTCAACAATGGGATTGGATAGTAAATGAACTAGAAAATGATAAAGATTCTAGAAGATGTACAATAGTAATTCATCAACCACACCATAAGACTAAAAATGAAAAAGATTTGCCTTGTACACAATACCTTCAGTTTTTTATTAGAGATAATAAATTACATTTAGGTGTAAATATGAGAAGTAATGATATTATATTTGGTTTCTGTAATGATGTTTTTAATTTTGCATTGTTTCAGCAACTAATGTTAAATGAGCTCAGAGAAATATATCCTGACCTTAAATTAGGTTCTTATTATCACCATGCAGGTAGTTTGCATCTTTATGATATGCACTATAGTATGCGAGATAATATAATGATGGATATTGTTCAGTTAAATAAAGAAACGCTATGGACAGAAGAAAATTATCAACTTCAACCATGGATAACTAGAAAGTTTATTAGTGAAAATAATATGGAACTTCCAATAGAAGATTTACCAAAATTAGAACTGATGAGCTTTACAGCTGAACAAATGAAAAAGTTATTCAAACCTAAACAAAGATTGTACCATTTATGAAAGATAAGTTGAACGAAGAATATAAATTACGTATGAAAAAGAAAAGCAATAAAGAATCTATATTGAAAAGAGCTGATAATGTTGTAAATAATCGCTCAGAAGAAAAAGAAAGAATGTATGGCCCTTTTAGTGAAGGCATGGAAAGAGCTGCAAAAATAGCTAGTGGCATGACTGGTAAAGATTTTGAAGCTGAAGATATATATTCGGCATTGATTGCACTAAAATTATCTCGTCATTCATATAATTACAGAGAAGATAATTTGTTAGATTGTGTAGCTTATTTAGGTGCACTTGATAATTACATAAAGGAGAATAAAAAATGAAAATAAATGTTATGAAAATAGGTGCTACTATAAATGCCAACAATGGTAGTATTCTTACTGATGAAATAAACGTCGTAACAAAAATGTTGGCAGACCAAGGCCATGATGTTCACTATCATACTACTAGAACTAGAAATATGATACCTTTACCACATGCAACTTTTCATGACCTAGCAGAAGTTACAGACCAATCATTTAGTGATTATGATGCTTTAATAGTATTTAATGGTAATGCAAACTTTTATGGTGGTCAAGAAGCTAGAGGTGATTTAATGGCATATAAGTTTATCAATAAGTCTAAATGTCCTGTATTCTACTTCCTAACAGATTGGTTATTACCACTTCAGCAATTATGGCCAAATGTAGAAAAGAAACAAGTACAATATCACTGGGAAAGACAGTATACTAGAGATGAAATAGAGGTTGTTAGAGAAGATATTATTATGATATCGCAAATATATAATATGGAAACTCTACAAGCCAAGTATTTAGATAAAAGAGGAATAAATTATGCAGATATTATTTACTTTCCTCTACAAGACTTTATTATCCATGAATATCAGCCAATTGCAAAAGTAGAACAGCAAGATAGATGGTTAGATTTAATTTATGGTGGTACATTTAGAGGTGGTCACAGACAAGATAAAATGATAGAATATTATTTTGACTACCCACAAGATATAAATGTACAGATGTTTGGTAATATAAAACCAGATCATTTTAGTAAAAAGAAAACAGCAGATATGAGGTTTCCAGACTTTATTAGTAAAAAAGTAAAACATAGAGAATTCTT